GGCGGATATAAAATATGACACAGCCTCACCACCATTAACATCTTGAATCTTGCGATTAAAATCAAGTGAACCAATATGGTTACGTTCTAATACATAATCCATCTTTATAGCATCTGGTGTATAAATGGATCTCCTTAATTTATACAAACTAATCGAGAGCGTGTCATCAAACTTTTCACTTGTAGAATCGGGGAAATTATAAAATGTTCGTTCCAAATTGTATGAAATATTAGAATCATCGCGTACCACACCGGTATCAGCACCTCCCGACAATGAGAAATTCAATCTTTCTTCAGGAATTTGGGTGAACCCAGCACCAAATAACCCCGTTGAAGGTGCTGCCTGGGTTACTGTATATGCATTTAAAATACTATCGTGATCAGTCGTGGGTTCTGCATTTGTATTATCAGTTATAGCGGCATAGAATCCTTCTGCTTGTGCTTCGGTCACAGTTTGTCCTTTATTCAAAATAATCAAACCAGCTTTTCCGAAATCAGCTACTGAATTAATATCGCTTAAAACGGCTGACGTTGTAGACCAATTGAAAGCGGTTCCTTCGATCACTGCATTATATTGATCTAACGATAATTCAAAGAATTTAGGTGCACCTAAAACGTAAGTTCCGGCAGATACAGCTATATTGTTAGTCACAGAAATTTGATTACCCGACAAAAACGAAGCCATAACTGTATCTTGTGCTTCTATTAGGGTTAATGGGTTTGATGCAAATCCCATTATTGTGAACAAATCATAGTACTTTGCATCATTTAATACTGCAAGATCTTTATTTTCTAAAGATATGCCTTGGCTTGTTAATGCAATAATTTGTGCTTCGTTCCATTCAACTGAAATGCCGCCCAAAAAAGACAAATCCATCCCGCTGTCTGCAAAATCAAATGCACTAGCTGGTACAGATTTTGTAGCGCGCCATACTGTTGTGTTCTTATCTTCTTCTAGTGTCACTAGTGGATATACCAACGCGCCGTAAGATGAACCATATCCATATCCAGCACCAGGACCATATGGCAATCTATTTACATATAAATTAGCATTAGAATCAGTTACAATTTGTTTTGCTGAGTGATAAAAATATCGTTCAGCGGGGGTGATCGGTGCACCATAAATTTGTTCTAATTCTTGTACTGAAGTAATTTGCAATACTTCATCGGTTGGCCCGCGTTGGGCAAACCCCGCTAAAAATACGTTTGTTCCTACTGGTTGGAAAGCAACTTGTGACAAATCAATTTCACGAATTTCCACTCCAGGTGACTGAATAGTTCTCATATAGGACTTATTTATACTTTTTTTGAGTCCTTTTTTATACTAAAGCGCAATATAGTTCTGAGAATGCAAACGTAAAAGAAGATTCTATTTCATTAGACTGTCTATATGTATAACTAATGCCGTCTAATGTTGTGGGAAATGCATTTTTATACATCCATTTGATGACATCATTATTAAATTCATCTTTACCTACAATAGTGATATCGGTACTATATTCTGCGATAGTACCTCCTAACCCGGTAATATCATTACACCTCAAAGAAGTTGCGTATGTTCCTTCTTGAGCTTCCCTCAATGCATTCAGCCAAGTATAAATCACCCAATAATTATTAAACATATTGTCAACTGTGAAGTTAACCTTCAATGGATCATACTTGGGGTGTGTATGTGATGTAATACTAAAGGGCGATCCACTATAGTTTAAATCAACAGATGGTACATTAATAGCAGGTACCACAGCGCCATACACGGAAAATGCCATTGTATCTAATGATATGGATGTATTTTTGCGTTCAAATCTCTTATTGATGTTCCTTAATATTGGTGGAATGTCAAAAAACATTTGAAACTTATCTCCTAATGCTTTGTTTAGGATTGCTTGGTCATTAGAAGTTGTGTGATTGCCTATCATTTTTTATTCAATGGGTTGTGTTTCTTCGGGTTTTATCCAATTTTTAGGTAAAAGAAAATTAGCTCTACTAAATTCTAGGCGATCGATAAACTTCACTCCATTTTGATCTTGATCGAACGCAACATAACCTTCAGGATTAGTGACCTTAATATCTCCATTAGGCATAATTAAGAAGGTTCCCATTACCGCTGCTTGCATGATTGAATTATATTTTTGTATAAAAATATCTTTTATTTGTTTTACATCTCTGATGAAATTAAAAAGGTGTAATATTGTATCAGCATGTCTTTCTAAAAGTCTATTCATTTCGCCTTTAGCTGCGATTTTTGATTCTTTTCTTTTAGCTTTTTCTATTTCTTTGTCAAAACGCATACCAACCCATTGTACGAAATCATTTAATGAATATCGAAGATCATTTAAAAATTCTCCTTCTTTGATTTTTGTATTTAAAAAAATGTTTACTAGATCAGCCACTTTGCCATCTAAGAATGAAAAATTTATTAAATTAATGTGTGTTTCTGCATTTTGTAATGTTCTTCTTACAAAGTTTGTTTCTTCTTCGGTTAAACTAATTGTCCCTGCTTTATTTTCAAATAATGCATCTATAATGTATGCTGTTTTTGATTTTAAATGTTCTGCTGATACACCGAATCTTTTATTAACGAACCGCTGTTTGCCTTGATCGTCTATAGTAGGGTCATACTTTGTATGAAATGCAACACCTATTTGATATTTCTTGATATCTTTAGCCTCATTTGAATCTTCTGGGAATGTATATAAAATAGTATTTGGCCTAAACCCAATATAATTTTTACTTCCTATAACATATTTTTGTACTAGACCAGGCCAAAATAATAAATCACCCTGATATACACCATCAAAATTTACACCTCTCAATGCATTAAAGGCGTATATTAATTTCTCAATCAGACCAGGAGCTTCGCCATGATTCTTTTTAATATCCGCTACACTATAGGATAGTAATGGTTCGCTATTAAAAGCACTTTTAGTAGATATAAAAAATTTACCATAAGAGTCTCTGCCGCAGATTATTGCCGGTGCACCATCAATCTTAACGGTCATGTTAATTTTTCTGTCTGTATTACTCTTTAGCATGTCAAGCAATACAGAAATATATTGTAATGTTTTGACGGCACCTTCTTTTCCTTTCTTCAATACTAATTCATCTAGATGGGTAAGATGCTTATTGGTGGTATCTGCATTTTCCATCAAAATAAAATAATCCTTAAAGCTCTTCATGCTTCTATTTATCATTGCAGCGGTTTCCATCCAGATTGCATTAAATCATTTAAATCATCATCAAACCCTAAATTATTTCCGACAAATGTAGGTATAACATTATACTGGTTAGAATCTTTTTCATTCATATAAAAAGCACCCGGATTCTTAAATGAACCTACACCCCAATCATAAGGGCGAATAACTGCTGGTTTATTATTCTCATCCATAGTAATGACTTCAAAATATTTTGTGACAAGCTTTTCATGCAATATCAATAATGCCCAACCCAAAGACATGACCCTATCATCATGTTTATCATTCTTAGCTTTCCATGTTCCGTTTGGCATTCTCACGAAGTCTCTTAATTCTTCTACTGTATGTACATCATTTATTCTAACAGCATCTAATGTATTAATCCAATATCTTTGATTGATAACATTATCATATTTTGTATTAGTATGACAAACGACGCCCAATGGAATAACACTGCGGTTTAATTCCTTATAACCATGTGAAATAATATTCTCATACTGGTAATCTTTTCTTAAATTATCAACTACTTGTGCTCCACACTTGTCTCTTTCTATTAGAAGCAATGGTGATCCCCATTGCAATAGTATTTCATGCAATTTGCTAGTAAATTCAATAGGAGTAATAGTATTGCATGAATATACAGCAACCTGATTAATGGCATGCAAATCAGTTAGGTCTAAAATTTGTACAACGGTATTGTCCTTACCTACACCTTCTGCAACATCAACACCAGCCACATATAGTCTACCTTCTTTTGGAAGTTCCCAAATCTTATAAGAACCATCCATGTAAACATATTCTGGTGACGATGCTTTTGTTCTTAGTGTATCAAAAGTAGCTGCATTGATCGATGCTTCGCCTACTTCATCAAATACACATTCAAATTCTCTTAAAAAGTCTTCGGGAGAAGCCATAGAACTCATTGTTTCTTTCTTCCATTTTTCATCTCTGCCAGGAACATCATACCACGGGACTTTCATATGCACCCAGTTGTTTTCCTGTTTAACAGAGCCGTCATATAATTTAAAAAACAATCCAGCAGTATCTCTGGGTGTTGAAGCCATAATAATTTTAGACTTTTTTGAATTTGAAATAATGGGGTATACAGAAGCCCAAAAACTTTCAAGCAAATACGCATCTATCCAGTCGGTTTCATCGACAAACAATAAATTAGCTGAACTACCACGACCAGCGGAACCCGTTGTGGTAGTGATACCTATACGGGATCCATTAGCCAACTCCATGGATTCCTTCCCATATTCTTTGACCCCCGGTTTAAGCCAGTTAGGAAGCTCTTCATACGCCAATCTAATTCGTTTGAAAATTTCTTTAGCTGTACTTTCTTTATTTGCGACAATTAGAATATTTTGATGATCATTGAAACATGCTGTCCATAAACAATAGATGGTCGATATAGTACTTTTTCCTGTTTGCCTAGCAAATAATAATAGAGAGAAACGATTATCACGCATCATCCTCAGTGCTTTCTTTTGATAAGTATGAAGTGGTATTTTAATTTTGCCATCATCTGGTGCAATGATATGAAAATAATTTTCAGCAAAATGTAATATATTGTCTTGACATTTTTTTATTTCTTTGATCTCTTCGATACCATAATCAAACTGCGCGTCAACCGTTGGTAGATTAGGATTGTTTAAATAGACTTTTTGTCTGCCCATGTATAAATAGTTATCTATATGAACAAAAAAGGCTCACCAACATTTCAGAGTAGCTCTGATAAGAAAATTCATCCCTATATGACACCACCCACCTTAGCAGGTAAAAAGGGCGTAACGTCTATGGGTGTTACAGAACCCAAAGAAATTGATTTTTCAAAAAGAGAAGAAAGTTGTGACTCTTGTGAAAAAGTAGCTAAAGAAAGTATAAATACATCCAATATGAGTAAATTTTTATTCGACAAACTATTTGAAGACGTAATGTCAGGTTCTGAATTTGGTGGTGGCGACGATGCTGCTGATCTCGGTATTGATGTTAGTGGTGGAGAAGGTGGAGAAGATCTCGGTGGTGATGAAGTTACTATCACACTTGATCGTGCTACAGCAGAAAAGCTTATCGATCTTATCCAAGGAGCTATGGGTGGACTTAGTGAGGAAGAAGGCGAAGAAGAAGGAGAACTTGATGGTGAAGGTGGAGAGGAAGAAGGCGGTGAAGAAGAAGGGGCAATGGGTGAATCCATTGAAGTTGTTGCAGAGCCAAAACCTTTCGGCGCAAAAGCAGAAACCCTTCAAAAGAGAGACAATAAAGTTTCTTCTAAATACAAAGCAGCTGGTGGTAAAGCACATACAGGCAGCATTCCAGCTTTGGAAGCAGAACCAAAAGCATTTAGCGGTAAACCCGAAACACTTCAAAACAAGAATAATAAGGTCGCTGGATTTAGTACATCAGGAACAATCTTCGGTTCATAATTTTTTAGTAAGCTAATAATTTTAAGAGACTCTATGAAAGTAGAGTCTCTTTTTTTGTTTAAACATAAATAATAATATGTTTCCTACTTTTAAGGAATTTTATTTAGAGAATAGAAAAGGAGAAAGAAATCCACATCATTTGAATGCATTCAAGGGTTTTGGTAAAAAAACTGCTGGTAATTTCAACATGACATATGCAGTTAACAGAAAGACAAATGAATATGAAGAGGCAATAGAAAATTTAAGATCAGGTGCCGCTTCATTTTTAGTTGTGACAAAACCTTTTGAACAATATATAAAACAAACATATCCTCAACATAATTTTCCTACAAAAGAAGGAGAAAAAGTAGCATTGGGTAGATCTGGTGATTCTACTAATCAAGTTTTTCTTTCAATGAATAATACAGGGCAATACGTTCTTACTAACAAATAAAATGTCTACTTATACATGTTATTATTCAGGTGCGGGGAATGGTAGTCTTTGCTATGAATTATATGATAAGACTCGCTTACAACCTGATATGCAATTAATTCAAAATACAGTAGATGAATCAATTAATTTATTGGGTCAAAAAGTAGAATATTTTGTCAATACATATCAACCTACTAGTGCAGATAATTTATATGGTGAACAACCCACCATGGTATATCATGGTCCTTATATTATAAAGATGATCATCAATCTAAATGAATCTTCACTAGCATTATCAAAATTTGGCTTCAATGCAGAGGATGAAATAACAGCATTCGTTTCAATACAAGGCTACAAAAGAGTCTTTGCAGAAGATTGGATTTATATGAGTCTTGATCAATCCGTAGAACCTAAAGCAGGTGATGTGTTTTGTATGACCGAATATGGAAGTACAAGATCACACGGAAGGGCGGGTAATTATTTTATAATTACAGAAAGACGCGATCAAGATATTTCTGATATTAATCCTTTAGGAGGTCATTATACATGGAGATTAGCAGCTAAACGTCTTGAGTATTCATTCCAACCCGGCATATCCGGCGAATCTAAAAATGATCAAGTTTATGACGATACGTTTGCGGGATTATTGTCTACAAATATTACCGAAGACCCACTGACTAATAATATACCGGTAACTTTCGTTGAGAGTTTGGTCGAAAACAATTTCCCTGATGAATTAGGTGATTATGTGGGGGATTATGCTGATGCATTGGATGGGGGTATTGTTGATCCACCTGCCGCTCCGGGAGATGATGGAGGAGATTTTTAAAATTTTATGTCAATACCAGGATCAACACCTACACCACGTAAACTATACCCAGGTAGTACTGATGAAGAGAGCAAACTATACTTCGATATGTCAGTAAACAATACTTCTGTATATGGGGGATTTTCTGTAGGGCCCGAAGAGGGCGAAGGAGGCGATGGCGATCAAATAGTACAACCACCATCTGTAGCATTTAATCAAATTAAAAATATTGTTATTAACAATGTGAATGATACTATGAATGACTTTATTCAGCGCGATATTGATGTTGTTCAAGGAGGGGATTTTTAATTAAATAAAGTTTTTACCGGCTACTGATCCATACCAGGTATTTCCATCTACGCTCATAAAAGAGTATATGTCGGTTGCACTGGCAGTTGATGTTATTGTGGGTATACCGCCACTCCATTTAATTATTTTACCTGTAAATGTCCACGTTACTGTCCTGTTACCCGTTCCATCTTGTGTCAAAAGCATCAAAAACGAATTAACACCTGTTGGGATATTTTGAAGTTGGAAACTTGTAATATTTTTATCTAATGTAATTGGAAATACTGTACCTTGTGACAAATCCACTGTATATATAAAAGTGCCTGGAATAGCTGCTGACACAGATGTTTCCGAATATGATTTAAATTTTACATATGTAGTAACAGCATTCCAATTAGCACTATTACTTGTAACAGTACTATAAGTAGATTGCCAATTACTCGATAAAGCCTTTAGATCATTTCCTTGATAAGACCAATTAGCACTATTACTTGTAACAGTACTATAAGTAGAGTCCCAATTACTGCTTAGGTTACTAACAGTATCATATGTACTGTCCCATTTAGTATGATCAGTAGGCAGCGCGTTGCCCCATATAGCACTCAAAGTAGATACAGTACTATAAGTAGATTGCCAATTACTCGATAAAGCCTTTAGATCATTTCCTTGATAAGACCAATTGGCGCTATTGCTATTAACAGTACTATAAGTAGAGTCCCAATTTGTACTTAGAGTAGATACTGTATTATAAGTAGATTCCCAATTACCAGATAAAGCTTTTAGATCATT